TTCATCGTCTATCTGGGCGCAACGGTTGAACGTCTCCCTGAAGGCGCATTCAAGGACTCTGGCACGATGGTCAATGCCGTGATCGTCGCGTTCACAATGCCGCACCGCCGCACTGAACCCGCATCACCATCACAGGAGGCCGATTGTGGCTGACCATACCCCTACGCCTTGGCACACCGGATCGACCAATCACACCGAACTGGTCATGGGCTTCCGCGACAACGTCGAGTGTGTCATCTCCGAGTCTGATCCCGAGATCGACATGCCGCTGGACGAAGCTGCGGCCAACGCTGCCTTCATCGTGAAAGCCTGCAACAGCCATGACGCCCTCGTGAAGGCGATCAAGGCCGCCCGCGTCGAGCTGATGGTCCTGGGCGATCCCGGCACGAGCGCAGAACGCGTGGTAGATCTGATCGACGCCGCCCTTCAGGAGGCAGCACGATGATCGAAGCCCGCTACACCGAATCCGAATGGGCGCTGATCACAGATCTACGCAAGAACTGGCCGCCATTCTGCGACGCTGACCCTTTCGACGGCCGAGATACCTTCATCGACCGCATGGAGGCCGCAGGCTTCATAACCATGCGCACCGCTACCAAGCGCGACGTAGAAGCCACGGCGTTCCCGGAAGAGCTTGGGATCGTCGCAGGACAGCCGATTTGGGTTCTCACCCGAAAGGGCCACGCCGCCCTGGAGACAGCGAAATGAGCGAGCTTTTGAAGCGCGAGAAAATGGCGCGAGCACTGTTCGAGGTCGGCGCGCCGCCGCATCAGTTCTGGGACGATGTTGGACTAGACAAGCGCGAACTCTACCTCTGCATGGCGGACGCAGCATTGTCGCAGGGCTCCAGCACAGGTGCCCCACAAGCGCCAGCGCCCGATGGCGAGCGCATGATCACGGTCCCGTACAATCCGTGCCTGGAGAAGCTTCGACCCGGCGAGCCCTTCTTTGTGTTGTTGGGCCGCGACAAGCAGGCGCCGGAATCCGTTCTGTGCTGGGCTAATGCGCGCGAACGTGCGGAAGGAAAGACGGCTTGGACTGAGCAGGCCCGCGAAGTCGTACAGGAGATGGTGGCATATTCCGGCGCACCACCCGCCCGCTCTGCTGCAATGACTGACGACGAGGCTATGCGCCGCCTCTCGGCTAACGAGGTCGCCTGCTATCGCTGGCCCGACGACACGAGCGAGCACAAGGCGCTACGAGCTGCATTCATGGACGGCGCAGCTTCAGCTGCCCCCACCACCTCGCCCGAGCCGCCGTTTGATCTCGCAGCTTTCCAGAGGGAAGCCGAGACGTGGGAAACGGTCGAGAGTGAGCAGTCCAGTCATTCGGAAATTCCGAACCACTTGAACTGTTCGAAATCTTCTAACGGTTCGCCCGAGCCGGATGCGGTGAGGACCAGCGGAAAAGCGCTGGTCAAGCAACTGCGATCGACTATGCACCGATTGAATGGGCAGGCCTATTCAAGCCTGCTGTCGCAGTTGAACGAGTTCGAAGCCGTCCTCTCCCGGCCAGCGCATGGGGGATGGCAGGACATCAGCACAGCGCCGAAGGAGCCGCAGCCGCTTCCGAATGACTATCGCGGCCCCGATATCCTGCTCAATCTCGGAACATACGCAGATGTCGGTTCGTGGTTTCGCCACAGCGCCCGCGGTGATGACGGTTGGTGGACCTGCCACACGATGCCCGTGAAGCCGATTGGCTGGATGCCTGTCCCGGACCTCACGATCGCTCGCAATGAACGCCAGACCGGAGGGCCGCGCTCATGACCATCGGCACTCCGGAACCGTTCCGTGGCGGCCAAGGCTTGGTCGAGTGGACCATCGTCATTGCTACCGCAATCGCCGTGGCTGTTGCTTTCAATGCTTGGAGGTCTGCATGATCTACGAAAGCGCGCGTGAAAAAGCGTTAGACAAGAATAACCGCGACTTGCTCGACCGGCTTGTTGCCGTAACTCAGTCCACCGTATCGATCGATGTCTCTACCGGTGACGATTTCACTGCTGGAGATCGAATTTTCGGTAAGGTGATCGAGACCATGACCGACGATAGCGGCAAGGTTACACTGCTTTGCGAATATGTCGGCAACAACTTGGCTGCCGGTTCGTGGGAGCGCGGCACCATTCTGCGATTGCTCGCAACTCTCGAAAAGCTGGCTTGCCGCCACGTTACCGATGCGCCTCTCTGGTGGCAGGAAGAAGCGCGCGCTGCTCTCGATGGCCGAAAACCTTGGGACTGGAAAACCAGAGCGGTACCCTCTGATACCGTCACGGTCAATGCGCGCGCAACCACGGAGACTGAGTGATGCCGGCGCCGATCCGCATGACAAAAGAACAGATGGCGGAAGGTTTCGCACGAGGCCGGACGCTGACCCAAGAGGAATGGGCCAACCCCGCGGAAATCCAGTGGATTGACGAACTGATCGCCGAAGGCCGCGCGCGGGCTGAGCCTTGGGCCTATCACCCGAACTTTCAATGCGAGAAGCGGAAAGTCACGGGTATCGCGTTGTTTGGGGACAATGGCCAATGACATTGAGCACCGACATCATCGACCGACTGGCAAGGTCTCTCAAGCCGTTCTGGAATTACACGCAGAACGACGTGATCGGCGACGCTATGGCTGAGATTACCAATCTCCGCGCCGAGCGCGACGCCGCGCGCGTTGTTGACGGCACTTCATATCAAAAGGGGCTGGAGATGGCCGCGGCAGTCTGCGACCTGCCATGTCGATCACTGGCTGGAGAGATGGAAGCGGCGGCGCCGATGCACGCGAGAATGATACGCAGCTTGAGCGTCACGTTCGGCACCGATTTCTCAGAAGATGGCCCGAACGAAACGCCCGCGGTGATTCCGCACAAAGGCGGCACCGATGACTGAACCGATCAAATACGCCATCGATCCGATGTCGCCGTTTCCCAAGCGATGGAAGGACAAGCTGGGCAATATCCGCGTCATCACCGGCCCCGTCGAGGGCTATCTGATGGTGAGGCGGCCGGGTGCGATGCCTTTTGTTTTGCATGTCGCACAGATGCTGAACGCAGAAACCCACCCTACCCACGGGCCATTCGAGATCGTCCCGCCGAAGCGGAAGAACACCACCCAGGAGAAGACGTGATGGCACCGCACCTCAACGAGTTCAAAGGCGCATGTTCACAACGCGGGCGCTACAAGCTCGAACTCGTGACTGAAGGCGCCCCAACCGCCCGCGACCTACGCAACATCATCAAGATGCTGGAGGTCACCGCGACTTGGCTAGAAGAAGATGAGCCGCCACGCATGACGGAAGCCGAGCTTATGGAAGCCTTGGAGCCCCTCACCGCAGGCCGATCATAATCAGTAATCACGGCACCAACCACTCACACGCTCACAGGAGATTGCAATGCTCGGCGAAAAATGGCGGCATAAGAAGCGCGGCGTAGTCTACGAGATCATCGCGGATTCCGCGTCGATCCAATGTGCGGCTGCACCTGATTTCGAAGAAATGTTCGGCGACGATGACTGGATCGTTTATCGAGGCGAGGCATCTGGCGCCTGGTGGGTGCGGCCAAAAGCCGAGTTTCTTGACGGCCGTTTCGAGCGCGTCGAAAACTGATCCACTCCCCCACAAACACCGACGGAGCCCAACATGGACGCAGCCAAAACTCAGGAATTCACGCGGCGGGTCATACGAATGCTGCCCGACGACAGCCAGAAGGCAATTGCCACCATTGCGCTTTGCCATGCGAACATTGTGGTCGCTAGCGGATGCGACGACGAAAGCGCGATTGGCGCCTTCAAGATTGCTCTGGCGCAGATGAGGCAGGGCGACTGGTGGAAGGGCTAGCGCGCTCTGCCCCCACAACCGCCGCGCCTGTGCTATGACAGGCAAAATGAATGAGGATCGACCATGACAGCTATCGGATTACGCAGAGGATTTTCGTCACCAGGCTTTGAGCAAGGCCGCGAATCCGAGCACGATCGGTTCGTCAACAACATCATCCGCGACGTGTCGGAACTGCCAGACCGCAGCAGCCTTGCTGGTAAGCCGGGCACGATGGTGGTTACTGCGGATGAGCTATCGGCGATCATCTGCGCTCGGCTGGCCGAGGCATTGGCAACCAAGGCCTGACAGGCTCCCACGCTCTTGGAGTGAGATTGATACCCGGTGCTCCGTTATGCCTTGCCGGCCAACCGCTGCGGTGAATGATGTCACAATTGGAGCGAAGCCGCAGCTCCACGCTCTTGGAATAGGATTGAGGAAGCATGCGAGGACATCAGGAACCTTGCTATTACTGCAAGCGAACGATGCTTGCCGACGTGGCGCCGGGGCATCCGCTGCGCGCGACGAAGGACCACTACATCCCGAAATCAAAGCGTGTCGGTGACGACCAGCCGCTTATTGTGATGGCCTGCTTCACCTGCAACAATTTGAAAGGTGATCGCTTCCCGGAGCAGTGGGATCGCTACATGGCCCTGAACCCTCGCTGGTGGGAGCCCCGCGAGAACGGCAAGCGGATGCGTATGCCTCCGCCCAAAGCAGCTCCGACCATGCCCATCGAGCACACCAAGTACATCTTGGAGCATGGTAAAAAGAAATATAAGAGCTGGGTCGAGAGCGGCTGTCCGGCGCAGGTCGAGTTACGAGCACTCCGACCAGACGAACCGTTGCCTATCGAATACGATGATCCGAAGTCACAGGCTGCATTTGAATCGCATTACCGAACGAACCGTCATAACTTGCGAGTGCCAGTTGATTATGCCCCGCCTCTCACAAATCGTCACTGACGCCCCTCCTCCAAGCCCACCACTCCTGAATAGCCGCTCCTACTGCAAGGATGGCTATCACGATAAGGTAGGCTAGGAGCCAGTTGAGAGAGGCCACCTAGTTATTCTTATCGATCTTGGTGTTGAGATCCTTGAAGTCTGACTTAATATCGGCCGCCATGTCTCGGATTGCCTTGCCGAGACTGTCGGTCGCCTTCACGAAGTCATCCTTGAGAACGAAGTTGTCACGTCCCCAAATCTCTATCTCGTGCATCTCTTTTTCGACATTCGAGATGTATTGGCGCATAGCCGCACCTACCTCTCCGAAGTTGTGATCCTGGCTTTTTTGCTCGCGAATAAACTCGGCCCTTAGCTCAGCAAACTGGCCAAGGGTTTCTTGTCGTTCTTCTGTAATCTGCTTGGTCAATTCGGCTTTGATCTTGGCGACTGCCCAGACCAAGCCGATGATTCCGCCAACGGCGTTGAATGCAAATGCTGCGACTGCGATATAAATCGATTCCATCCCTTGTCCGATCAAAGGGCCGGAAAGAGGATACGATGGCGTGTCTTTAACTTATTCATGCTTTGGTCGGCCCCAGCCAGTTCGGAGAGATGAGTTCTTCGGGTCGTCTAGTTATGCTTTGGGCGTACATTGCTGACGATATGTCAGTTCATTAGCCAGCAGACGCCTTTTAACGCCGGCACTGGCTACAATGGTCCCGTCACCCTTCTGCAGAACCACCTGGTTGTAGACTTGGCAGAAGCTGTCGATCTGTTCTGGCGTGCAACTACTTGGGCTCAAGGCTACGAAGCTCAGCATCAACGTCAGTATCGGATAGCGCATTGACCCGCTCCATGATTGCCTTGCCGGCGGCTGTCTTTTCAAAAATTGCCTGCGTTTGCTCCGCAATGGCCCGGTCATAGCCTTCGGATATCAGCTCGCGCTCACGAGCCCACGTCATAATGCTATTGACGAATTTCAGGAGCGCGAGCGCGAGAGATACCCAGGTCACTGCGTAACGGCGCCAGTCGCGGCCGAAACGGTCGGAACGTCAGAGCGAGCTGCAACTGCATCAGGAACGGCAGTCGTTCCTGACTTGACGAACAGCCCCCAGACGACGGCACCGATAGAGCCGATCGCACCAACAAGAGTGACAAGCTGCTCATTCGTGACCCAGCCCTTGCCGACAGCAATGCCGCCGACGCCGATCAGGACATAACGCACGATCTGCCAGATGGAATCCCACTTCATAGTCAATTCTCCTAGTTAATACGCAGGGTCCGCTGCGCGCGGTTACTTAAAGGCGGCCCAGGTCATGGGGCCAACTACCCCATCCGATACGAGCTTGTTCAGCGTCTGAAAGTTCTTGACCGCGGTTTCGGTCTTGGGGCCAAATTCGCCATCGACAGCGATGCTCAGCAGGGTCTGAAGCTGGCGAACATACTCGCCTCTGGATCCCTTCCGAAGGGTCGGGGACGGTGCGACATAATTCGGCTGGATAGAAACCGGAATGCCATCCAGCATCCACGGCGCAGTGCTGTCGTAGCTGGCCTTCTCCGGCTTGATGGAGATGTGAACGTGATGATTATGCGGGTTTGCCCCGCTGTAGGGGCGCCATTTCCACGCCTCCTGCCCCTGCCCGGTGCCCGATGCGATCTTCTTATTCGAGATCACGTATTTGATGCGGGGATCCTTGATCCGCAGCAGCTGCTCAGCAAGCGCGTAGCTGTCGCAGCCGGACTTTGGGTCGTGGGTGATATCCATGCCCGTGACGACGCCCATAGCGCCATCCTTGACCCATGGATTGTGGTCCGATGAGCGCGAGGCATGCGCCTCATCGCCAATACTGCCGTCCGAATCCTTGGAACGGTTTGGCCACTTTTCGTTCACCTGAGCGCGCAGTTTCTCAAGCCCTTTGGCAAGACGCCAGGCCATGGTCATTTCTCCGATGTTATGGAATCAAAAAGCCGCCCGTTAGGGGCGGCTGGCGTGTCCTGTAGGCACTAGCCCGCGGGTTTACCGTCATATAGAAACGACCGGAACCAACCGGCAAAAAGCATGAAACCTCAGCTTCACGCGCTCACATCGATCCGTTTTTTCTTCGCCTCGATGGTGGTTGTCGGCCATTTTGCCGGGCACTTCCCAAACCATTTTTCGGGCGCACCAGACTTTATCTTTAGAATGGCTCCGCTGGCCGTATCTTGGTTCTTCATGCTGAGCGGGTTCATTATCGCCTACAACTATCCGACCCTTGACGGCGCGAGACAGCGAAAAACGTTCATCATTTCACGCATAGCCCGACTGTGGCCGGTCCACTTTGTGACTCTAATCGCCGGCTACTACATCGTCGGGAAGGCGTACCCTTCCTGGTTCCTATCTCATGCCCTGCTGGTTCAGACGTGGACCGCAGACGCTAATATTGCTCAGGCGTACAACGCTCCGTCGTGGAGCATCTCAAACGAGATGTTCTTCTACCTTTTCTACGCTGCGATATTCATCGTCGCCAGCAGCTGGAAAAGATGGGTACTGATATTACTGCCAACCATCGTCGCTCTATTTTTGTTGGACGGAGCCGGATGCTTCTCGGGCGGGGCTGGGACAGCAACATGCAATTCACTTCTTTATCAATTCCCGCCGACTCGCTTGATCGAGTTTCTTGCAGGAGTGGCGCTTTACCATCTGCGACCCCGCATACATCAATTGCCCGCACTGTTCGTTGCTGCGGCGGTGTTTCTCTCGGCCGTGCCGCTACCATTCGAGCCCACCCTTTGGCCGAACGGAGATATTCTATACCGGCAGTTGGTCATTTTAGCAGGCGGCGGCGGCCTGATCAGCGCCCTGTCGTATGATGGCTGGTTCACAAAGATATTGACGAACAAGCCGCTGATTTTCGGCGGAGAGATCAGCTATTCGATGTACATGACCCATCAACTGGTGATGATAGCGACCCTTCCTCATCTGGCCGCTTTTGCTATCGCAGTCCAGTTCGCGATTGTGTTTGCAGCAACTCTTTTTGCCTCTTGCCTGCTGTATATTGCGGTCGAACGTCCCGCCCGCAACGCGGTCAAAGACTATTTGAATGCGAGATCTCAACGACCTGGATCAGATCGTCAGAATTTACCCGACACTCGGAATGCCATGTAGCCCTGCCCAAAGAAGGCGTTGTTGTTCACGCCGTCGCTTGCCTCCAGGGCTTGAATAAAATGATAACCTAGAAGCCCATTGTAAGCCCCGCCTGTTGAGGCGTTCAGCTGAGGAGTTCCTCCACCGCCAACCACGATAGCTACTTTGTCAAATACCGTAGCGCTATCGATGCCAATGCCGGCGCTGAGGTTGCCTGTCGAGGCCGCAGGGTTCAGCCTCTGGCTGAAGAATGACTCGATACTATCTTCAGCTAGGCCGATTACAAATGAAACCCTATTACTAGCCGAGTTGTTGCTGATGCGAACCGTCGCGCTGCCGTATAACCAGTTAACGTTGCTGTCAGTCACGGAAGTGCTGACCGCCGTTCGGTTGTACATGTTCCAAACGTTTAGGAATGCCGCACCGCCACCAGACGCCGAACTCCCAAATTGCCAGTCGAGTTGAGACGAAGCGTTGCTACGGGTAGAGCCAACGTAGGTGCCCCGAGAAGCCGCTGGCCCGTTGGTGATGGAAACGCTGTTGAGCAGCACACCACTGACCATAACCAGCGCAGTACCGGCAGAACGGGCCGTGTCGCTTGTCCAGTCAGGTCCATGTGAGATACGGATCGTGCCGCCATCATTCCAGACGAACCAGTCATTGACCTTGCTGGCGCCTATCGCTGCCGGGTTTTTAGCCGTGTCGGTTGTGGCGACGGACAGCTCGGGGAAGCTGGTCATCGTCATGTTCGTGCCATCGTAGATCGGGACTTGGTTCCCGACATATGGCGTGTAGTAGATCGTCGTTTTTGCGGCCTGCGTCGTGGTCATCACAGGGACGCCTGTCTGCAGCGTCAGGCGCCCTTGCGGTGGGCTAGGAGCTGCGCCGCCACCGCCACCCGATGCAGCCAGCGTGCCGGCCGTGAACGAGAGGCCAGACCCGATGCCGACAGGCGACCATGCGCTGATGCCGGACCGATAATAGATCGTATTGGTGCCGGTTAGGGCCTCCAGAGCTGCGAGATCATCAGCGAGCGCCAGCGTCGGATTGCCGGCCACACCGCCGCCATTTGACACGGTGATGCCTGCTGCTGGCGCAGTGATGGTCCGCACTGCGCCAGTTCCGGCGCCAGTAACCGCCCACAAGCCTGTTCCGGCATTCGCAGCGAGCGCCGCAAGATCCGCGTCATAAGCCTGCACATCCGTGCCGATAACGACCCCAAGGGTGGTTCGAGCAGCGGACGAATTGGCATCATCGATCAAAGAGCGGCCAAAGGTCGTCAACGTAGTCAGGGAAGCGGTCCCAGGCCCCGTAAAATACGGCAACTGATCCGCCGCAGAAACCAATCCAGCAAGCGCGACAAGCTCGGGATCGGTCAGCGCGACCGACATATTACCGGAAACGCCGTCGCCATTCGTGATGGTCATGCCGAAGCCGGCAACTACCGATCGCTGGACCCATGTATCTGCGCCGCTGCGGACTGCGATGCCTGTAGATGCAAGCCCCTCCACCGCAGCAAGATCGTTGGCGAGCGCGAAAGTTTCGTTGCCAGCCACACCGCCGGGATTGGTGATGGTGATACCAGCCGCAGGGGCTTGCAGGGTCCGCAGCGCCCATGTGTTATCGGCAGTGCGAGAAAGAATGCCCGTGCCAGTTAGAGCAGCAATCGCCTGCAAATCGGCATCGAGGCCAGACACTAAAAGCGACGCAAGGCTGACGGTGCGATAGATCCCTGCTGTCACATCTTCTACAGCGACATAAGCCGTGCTCGGATCGGTGATCGGCCCCGGCGTCAACTTCGTGTAATCAACGCTGAACGTATATGTGCCGTTCTCACGCGTGACCGTCAGGAAGTTGTCCGTCAGGACGTTAGCGGGAAAGCGAACAAGCGCCTTCCCCTTAATGACCGACTTGCGGCGAACCTTGAGTTTAATGGTCGGGATGCTCAAGGCTTCGGCCTCCCGGTGCGAACCGCAATGCTGCCCTCAATAAGGTCAAGCGTCTCGCCATTGATCTGCAGATATCCGCCGATGTCATATGTGCCGGCGCATAGGTTCGTTTCGCTGTACGGAATCCGCATCGAGACAATGCCCAGACCGTCGATCGAAAGCTTGCCATTGTCCATCGTTGCGGTGATCCGCTGGCATCCGTTTTGATCGAAAATACCAATGGAGATGACAGCGCCGGTCAGGTCGATCGGCTCACCCGTCTCTTCGTCATCGATCTCGAACTGGTAATTCCAGTCGCGGCTGCTGGTTTCGGCGGATGTGAGGGTGATCGACATTCAGATCCTCACAGCTTGATGTAGACGGTGACGAGAAGGAATGGCGAGACGGTATCGAAGGCCACCGCGGTAACGCCGCCGTTTAGCGACGACGTGCTTCCAGACATGGAGTTAGGACCAGCCGAGTTAACGGCACTGGTCGCGATAGGGGTGTTGATAGTGGCGCCACCACCCTGTGCCGCATATGTCGTAATCCCCTGGACAATGTTGCCGACTAGGGACGTAACGTTGATGGTTCCGGTCGTTGACACTGCCAGAGTCAAGTTCGGTAAGTTATTCTGCACCAACGTCTTCGGCGTCCCCACACCCAACCTAGACCCGAGCGTCGTGCTGTTTCCGCTGGTGAAGGTTGATCCAGCGAATAGACCGGCATCCGAGTTTCCCATGTCTCCGAGGCCGGCTAGAGCGCGGTTCTGAGCAGTCGGCAACGCGATTGTCTTGTTCGCCACCCAATCTGCATTTGCCGATGCGCCGCGACCGGTAGAGACAGCCAGGTTGGCATCCGTGTTCCAGAGATACTCGAACAGCGCCTGCGTATCGGCGTTGGCGCGCTCAGTGGCGCCAGAGGTCGCAGAACCGATCGTTCGGCCGTTCAGACGGACAAAGCCCGTCAAGACGCCGGTGCCATAGCGTGACTTCACATCGCCCGTGGCCATGATGGTCGTCGGATCGACAGTCCCGCCGCCGCCGCCGCCGCCAGATGAGGCGCCAACCACCAGTAGGTTGTCACCGACGAATTGCTGGACACCAGTAGCGTTTGTTAGACGGACTTTGATCTGGCCGTCAGCAACGAACCACTGAGGCAAGCGCCCCGTCGCATCGCAAACAAGCGGGTTAGGCTGCAGGATTGTAAGAGCGGAATCCTGGTAGCTGTTCTGCGGCGTCTGCGTTGTGCCCGCCTGGATGACGTACAGTTTACAGCCGGGCATGACCTTGCCGAGACTGTCGAACTGCGGCGTCAGGGAGAAGCCCGGAACTGTACCGGCGGCATTGGCAGGGCCAAGCAGAGACGCTAGAATCCCTGCCCAGATGAAAAATCGCTTCATGTTGTATGCCCCAATAAAAAAGCCGCCCTTTCGGACGGCTCTGCTGGTCTATTGCGTGGTGGTGTGGCTCTGCGCCTATTTCCCGCTGAACCTAATTCTGCTCGTCTTCGGCGCGTCCTACGCCTCCAAGCTGAAGGCCGCCCATCAGATCCGAAGTGGAAATGTTGAGGCCTGAATCCTTCAGATTCGTCGCAAAGTTCCGGGCAGCAAGGGCTACGGCAGCGACACTCTTAGGCGTACGACCAGCCGCAAGCTCAGCTGCCTTTTCTTCGAATTTTTGAAGCGAGCTTGCCAACGGCGCACGAGAACGGATTGCTTCGGAGAGCTTGTCCGCTTGTTTAAGGGTCATCTTGTTGCTGATGGCCTTCAGAAAAAACCCGCCGACCGGGGCAAGAGCACCTACAGGCCCAGCCGCTACGCTACCAGCAAAACCAGCCGCAACACTGCCCAAGCCGCCGCCGCCGCCTAACACATTTCCTGCAGATCGCATGGCATTTTGAGCCGGAGAACCACGCACGATCCGCTCCATCATGCCAAGTTCAGTCGGCGTAAAGCCGCGCTGCTCTTTCGGCTTGATCAGGATATCGGCCATTCGCTGCCGCACTGTATTAGCGACATTCTGGCCCGAGTTGGCAGCAGCAGCCCTCAATTCGGCTTGGATCGTCTTATTATCGATCGTCTCGGCATGCTTGGCAGCGGAGTAATTTCCCCGCGCCATCTCCAGCGTCTTTGCTGCGGCGCCGATGTCACCAGCAATCACATCATCCTTGGCGACATTCGGAAGGAAGTTATCCAAGGACTCCATGACGGTTTTGGCCGCCATGCGCTCTGTCGGATCAGGAGAGGACGCGGCGTTGGCAAAGATTCGGCGAATGCTGTTGATGTTCTTGCCGGTCACGAACGACTCTTCAGGCACCTTTTGCAGGTTCTGAAGAATGCCGAACGTCTTGGGCGCGAGATTTGCGTCTATCCCGGCTTCGTTAAGTGCAACCTCAGTCGTCTTGCCGAAATTGCTGATCGCAGGGGATTTGATCGATAGGCCTTCAACCTCTGGGCTCTTATATCCGGCAGATGCCGCGGCCTTCAGTTCCTCGATAGTCGGGGTTTTCCGGGGCGCAGCCGCCTGCTCGACAGCAACCATAGGTGCCGCACGGTTGGCAACGCTTGTCGGCGTAGCGACGCCGGCAAGGTCAAACGATCGGTTGATGACCTCTGGATTGGTCCGGCCGTCCTCGCCAGTCATCGAAACATTGCCTTGAGCAACGTCACCAGGCAGTGTAACGGCGCTGTAGATCGATTTAGCGAGTTTCGCTGGCCAAGTATCGCCAAGCCCAAAAGATTTCTCAGCAGGCTTTACAGCCCTGAATGCGGCCTCGTCTCCGAGAGCGGAAAAGCGATCATCGAAGGTTGCACCATCTTGGGCCTTGGGGATCAGGTCGTCGAATGCCAAAGCAGCCTTTGGTGCGGTCGGTGCTGCTTGTGCCGTTGGCGCTTTCGGGATCAGATCCTCAAACATCAGAGCCCGCTTCCATCAACGCCGGCTTCCATCAGCCGCTTCATCACGGCCTCACGAGGGGCTCCACGGGCAATAGCATCGCGGGCCTGCTGGAGAATGGCATCACCACCATTGCCCTGTGACGGTTGGGATGACGCGCGCGGAGCGCCAGCGCCATCGATCTTAACGCCATAAGCAGATGAAATGGCCTCGGGGCTATATCCTGCCGAGATCATCGCATTGGCTTTGCGCTTCAATCCGTTCTCGGCAATCGCCTTCTGAGTAGCCAGGTTCTTCTTTATCTGCGCAGGGTCCATACGGGGGGAGATATCGGCCTGCTCAAATGCAGCCTTCTCAGGCGCCGTGAGGGCCGAGCCGAACAGTTCGTTACGGACGACGTTCTTGTAACGATCATAACCCTGCCACCAGCTCGCGCCCTCTGCGACAGTTTTGCCAACAACCGCTTCAGGAAGGTTTCGCCCGGCGATATTCGCGGTGTCGCCAAGGATAGTGCGGCCGGCAAACTCAGGCTTGAAAGTCTCCCCAAACGTATTGAGATTGGCAAACTTCCCGCCCTCTTCCGAGAGCTTAGTAATGTCGCCAATGGACATCTGACGTGGCTTCTGATTCGCCTCATTGATTCGCTTGATATAGTCGGGATCCGCCGGCCCACCCGGCAGCGGGACAAGGCTAGCCCCGTCAGGACCGGGCTGGAAACCAGACGGCGCGGCGCGCCCGGCCGGTAGTTCGCCGGTGAGGACAAAGGCCTTAAATTCGGGGGTGCCGCGCTGAATACCGAACTGCTCTGCTGCTGCGGCCCGTGCGGATGCTTTTTCAAGCGGGCCTTCGTCGGCGCGATTTGCAGCTCTGGCCTGCAGCCCAAACGAACGATCGGCATTACGTTGCGCCCGCGCCGATTCCTCGCGCTGAAACGCATCCTGCCGCGCCTGTCGCTCATTGTCCGTCTGGCGGTTCTGAATGCCAATGCCAAGTTGCGCCAACGACATGTCGCCAGACTTGAGCAGCGCCTGCGCATCAACCGCGCCGCCCTGACCCAATCCCGCCAAGGTCTGCTTACGCAGATCCTCTGCCTGCGCCTGCCGATAAACCTGCGGCAGGCTTCCGAGTGCAGAAAAATCGATCTGAGGAACAAGAAGTTCAGCCATCGATCAGCGCCCCGTCATGCCGGCAATGGGGTTGAAGCGGCCGCCGTTGTTCATCATGTTTGTGCCCATCGACCCGAGATCGCCAAGCAACGACGTGCCGCCGGTTGCAAAGGCCTTTGCAGCGTTCAGGCCCAGATTCCACAGGTTGCCAGAACCTTGCATCACCGCGTTCGCTTCCTGGGTATTTTGCCCTGCGACACCGTTTGTTGTCGTCGTCCCGAGCCCTGCAATTTTGCCGGCGGTGTCCTGGTAAACACCGGCCTTGGCCATGTCGGTGCCAGCAGCCCCGCTCGCGGCACCAGCGGTCGCTGATAGCTCCGGTGAAATGTATCCGCCAAGCCGGTCAAGCCACGATCCATATTCCTGATTGGCCATATTGCCGGCGCGATCACTGATAGCCGCTACCGTGTTTCCGCCGTTCAGGAGTCCGAGAGCATTCGCCTTGCGGGCCACAGCGTCGGTCGATTGATCGACAGCGTACTGATAACCAGGGCCGGCTTGGAAAGCATTGACAGCCCGAGTGTTCCCATCGGCGCCATTGACGCCAAGTGCGTCGAGCTGCAGCGACGTTGCGCCGCCGTACTTGCCTGCCAGAGACTTCAAAGGATCGTAAGCCGCAGACGCGTCGTCAAGCGCGCCTAGGGCGCTCGTCTGCCCACCAGTAAGCGTGTTCGTGCCTGTAGTCTGGTTAGCAAGAAGAAGCTTGCGGTTTTCTTCTGCTGCTTTCTTCGCACTGTCGCCGGTGAAAACGTCAAAAAGGCCCATCAGTTGCTTCCCGGTGTCCAGAGTTTCGTCGTCGAATTAAAAATCATGACTTGGCCGTTCGTCGGCGAAACCGTCGAAACTTTGTCGCGCAACCCGTTGTCACTAAGGTTCTGCACCAGCTCGTAGAAATAGCGTGTCGGCTTTCCGGTCTGCGTTTCGATCCACTGATATTCGGATTCGACAGACTTTTTCACGGGCGATCCCCGCGGAAAGTCGCGATGGCTTCAAGTGCCACTCGCATGCGATCAATGACATCGGCCTTTGTCGCTGAATGACGATCGATTGTCTCGTCATCCCAGCCGCGCGCGCGCAGATAGGCCGTTGCGGCAATCTCTATTTCTGTGTCGCTGAACATCATGCAGCTCGCGGTTCGCCGGTCATTTCGCCACCAAGTAGACCAAAATGAACAGGATCAGACATACGAATTTTCCAGATGTAACCTTGGCGGCCCGCCGCTTTGATTTGGTTGATGCGGATACGGGTTTTGCCGATCGCCTGCCGACCGAGCCGTCGCAACCGTGGCTGCGTAAATGTCTGGCCACCATCGACAGAATACGAAATTTCAACGCTGGGATCGGTCGCGATCGGATCTTCTCCAGTCGCGCTACCGACTCCGACAGCAAAGTCGAAGAACGCAGAGATTCCTCGCGAGCGCTGCGGGAAATCCTTAACCGCCTTGCTCCAAACCTCACAGATAAGCGGATTCCCGATTTCCTTATGTGACGCGCTGGTGATCTGCTGAACATTTCCGCTCAGCATGTCGCCGCATAGCCACTTGGAAAACGAATAATAGGACTGCGTAATACGGCTGCGGCTCTGAAGGTAGCTCGGCCGCTCGTGCCATTTCTGATTGTTGATGTTGAACGTCCACGTCCAAGCAGGACATGAAATCTGAATGAACGAATGACCGCGCGAGATATAGGAACACATCTCTAGCGTGGTCTTGTCGGTTATCGCCTCGATCAAGCCGTCAAGGTCGGGCGGCGAAATTTTGGTCAGCGAAATCCCGTCAACCGCGTAGACACAGTTGTCGTCGCCGATAATGTGAATACCCTTCGAAAAACTATCTTCGAATCCTGAGATACAATAAGGCCCGGCAATGCCGCGGGGAATGACATCCGACTTAGAAAACGGGAAAGGCGAGAGCCCTTGATCTGTCCAAATTTCTATCGTTTGGGTCCCGCACAGATACAGACGGTTAGACCATTCAATGGCCCGCAACAAGCCATCAGGCTTTGCCTGCGCGGTGCCAAACGATAGTGGGTTGACCGCCGTTGAATTAAGGTCTGTCGCCCACGCCTGCCCGGAGCCCGTCGTGAACACCCCGTATCCATTGACAGAGCATGTCGAGTTGACAGCGGGGAGATCAGCGTCAGGCCACGCATTTGTCACCGTAGAGGTGGTGAACACTGCAATATTTCCGTCAGGATCGACAAACCATCTATCAGGGTTGCTTGCGTTGTTGCGAGCGAAGAAACCTTTTTTCGTTCCGTTCAGCGCACCAATATCCGTCGCAGCCCCGCCAGCGGAAGAAAACCGAACAAGGCGACTTTCAAATGCGGCATAGAGATTCCCCTGCAACTCCATCATTCCGCGGAAATTAGCCCGGATAGTCGTTCCGAAGTTCAGCAATCCTGGCGATCGATGACGCACCGATGTCCCATCACCCCGCGGCTCTGCATAACACCCGTACAGCCGCCCCGCCCCTTCCGATGGTCTCAAGCCTGGGAAGTGAGAAAGAGGGAAATCGATGACGGCCATTAGAAGTACGAGACTTTCAGCGTCTCGGCCGGCGGCTTTTGCGCTGCCAGACGGCGCAGTATCTTCTCGTCGCGCTGACGTGCCTCCTCATTCAAAGGAGAGCCAAAATCCGGTCCGCATGCGTTTGCGAGAAGTCGAGCGAGCGGCTCATAATATTCGAGTTCGACAGCCTCGGGGTCTTGGATTAGGACGATCCCATCAGAAGCCAACTGAGCAATCAAAGGATCGACCATATCGTCAACGGTCGTGTAATCCTCGATCGCAGGCGCTTCGCCGGATTCGATGATTGCCAAGCTCTTGAGAGCGCGGTTAATCAACTGCTCACGTGTTTTGACGGTATCGGCCATGCCTGCCCCTTAAAAAGGCACGGCCACCCCGAAGGATGGCCGCTAGTCTTCAGGGAGTGGTGTAGTAGACGCGCAGCGTCAGCGTGCCGGCAGCGAACGTGGCAGCCGGCGCAACACACGTAATGACGATCATCGTCTCGGCGCTGAAACGCAGCGGCGGATCGGTGATCAGGACGCCACCAAGCGGATAGTTGTACCCGCCTTCAGCCTTGACGCCGGCAACGGTGTCGGTGCCCATCACGCCAAGATTGCCGAAGCCGTCCGGGTCAGCCACTTCGACACCATTGGCGAGCCAGCCGATATCGAGATCCAGCGTTTCGGTCGCGTTGGTGTCGAGATCGTCCGACGTAATGAGGCCGCCATGAACAATGGCGCCGGCTGGCAGCTTGAGCATCTGGTAGATGTCAGCCGCGACCGGATTAGCCGTGACTTCGATCGTACCCCATGCGCAACACAGCACGCCGCTGCCATGGGGAGGGGAAAAGACAGGGAAAGATGCAGCCGCACGGGCCGCTGTAAACGTGGCCATCATGGCCTCCTTTTGAATGTCAGGAACGAAAAAGGGAGGCCCGAAGACCTCCCAATGTCTCAATGATGGTTACGCGTCGTCAACCGATGCGACCCAGCCAGTTACCAGGCCCCAGTCCTTCAACTGAGCCGCGGCGTTCTTGTAGACGATCTTCGAGATGCCATAAGCCATCTCGACGCCAACGCCCTTCTTGAACTGGTAGTCGGTGTCGTCGAGCTTGGTAGCTTCCGGGAGCTGGCCCCAGAGCATGCCGAGCGCGTTGCGGCCGCAGAAGAAAACCGGCGCACAGTTGATCGTGCCGTTGTTGAACGTCAGCAGGCGGTCGATCTCGGGCACCTTGCGGATGATGACGCCGTGATACAGGAGATCACCCGGCATGAAGATCGGGTTCTTCTTGTAGCTGGTGCCTTCACGCGGACGAGCGTCTTTGTTCGCTGCATAGATCAGCGGATCGGCCTCCGCATCGCGGAACGCATTCGAACCGACAAACAGGACATAACGCTCGTAGCCGTCGTCAGTGGTGAGCGGCTCGATCTTCGGATCGGACTTCTCCGCCATGGTCTGCATCAGCTTGATCATGGCCGCCGACAGTTTGTCAGCGGTGTTGTCCACGGTCGCCAGTGCGGTCAGGAAAGTCGCATTCCAGTTCGAGCGAGCGACGCCGTAAAGGACGCGATCCTGGTTGTGCTGATTCCAGGTATTGCGCTGGCCGGCGGTCGCATCGGCGAACAGAATGCCATTGACCGTCTGGCCATCATCCGAGCCGAGGCCGGCAGGCTGCGCTTCGCTGGGGATGGCCATGAAGCCCTTCACCATATCGTCGCGCTGCTTGGAGCGGCCCCATTCCGACAGAAGCGGCTGAGCCTGCCCGAACAGATCGAATGACGACTTCTTGATCTCCGCCTTGGTCGCAGTGACCGCATTGCGGGACCAATCGAGCCAGACGCGCCAACCGTAGTTGCCGATCGACTCTTCGTTGCCGGTCAGGGTGCCAGAGCCCTTACCTGAACCGCGGAGGGCCGTGATCAGCGGGACATTGATCTGGTCGCCGCCGAACTTGCCTTCCTCGTGAAACGAGCGGATGACCGCCATTCCGTCGTCGCCCATGTAAGGCGTGAACATGTTGCCGCGAACGTATTCGCGGATGATGTTGTTGCGGAACTTAATGCCCCGGTTATTCGTCTGAACAGTGGTGACGGCCATAGCCGATCATCCTTTCCGCAGAGTCAGCGCCTTACGCCGCTCCGCAAAGCAGAATTGAAGACCTCCCGCGGGTCATCCTCCTCACCGTCCTCATCGGCCGCAGCCGTGACGTTGTTGAGCGATGGCAGCGGTTGCTGTGATGCAGACGGCGCAACGAGCGCTGGCTTGACGCCCAGCTTCGCAGCCGCCTTGGCGAGAAACGCGGGATCGTTCAGGGCAGCTTCGAGCCGCTTCTGAATTGCTTCCTCAGGGTTCGCACCGAACTCCGAAATGACCGACGACTTGGAATGCCAATCAACGATGTCCCCGAAAGGATCATCAGACTGCTTGACCTTGGCGATGAACTCGATCGCATCCCGATTGCCTGAATTGGCGGCCTGATCGAGAGCGCGATACGCAGCGTCTACCTTCTCCTGCCCGTGTTCCTTGATCGCGAAGCGCCGAGAATAGGACTCGGTGATCTTCGAGATGCGCTGTTCGACGGGGGTCAGTGCCTGCTTTAGGCTATGATCGACGAACCCGTTGGGGTTCTCGAAGATATCCGGTACTTCTGCAGGCGTTTCAGGTTTGGGTTCTTGCCGCGGCTGGTTCTGCTGAAAAAACTGGTTGAAGCGCTGTTCCCACTGCCGATCGCGTTCCGCCAAAGTCTCCGACAGCTTCGTTTCGAAGCCGGTGTTGACCTCAGACAGCTTTCGCTCAAAGTCGGCAACAGTGTCAGTGTACTTCCGCCGCACCCGATTGCGTTCGGCATGAAGCGCGCCGTGGGCATCTTGCCCTTGGTCGGCTTCAGGCTCGGCTTCGGTTTCGACCTCTTGCGGGGCTTCAACTTCGGCTTCGGGCTGCTTGTTCGTGATTTCCTGATCAGACGCGTCAACGTCCGCCAGGACAGATTCCAGCGAGTGGGTGGCCATTTTCGTTTCCGTTATTGTGGGGGATCACATACGCCCGTAACCCGGCGACGGTGCCTGTTGTCAGTTGGCAGGCTCAAACACGTCCGTTATAGGCCGACGACGCCTTAAGCACGTTTAGTTCGAAGAAAGAAGTTCGCGGATTTCTGCCTTTGACAGGCCTTCCACGTCGATGCCGCGCTGGGCGGCAACTTCGCGCAACTCGGCGACATTCATTTCGCTCAGTTGCGTCTTGTCCTGGATCACCGGGCCGGCATAGGAGCCGTCCGGCGCATTCGGATGAGGCTGGGCGCCGTCTGGAACATAGACCTTACCATCGACCGAATAGAACGGATTGCGCCGCGCCTTGGCGATCATCTGTTCATTTTCGATTTCGACTTCCTCGCCGCGGGCGAACGTAATGCCGTTCCACGTGTTTTTGCGCGGACCGTCTTCGTCGCCTTCGGGCTCACCGAGCCAAACAATCTTAGCCATGGGTCTTTCCTTCAATTTGCCGCGCGCTGAGGCTGACGCTGCGGTTGATTTGCCTTTGTGATGGCGGCCTCATGTTGAGTATGTGCTGATGCGAGGGCCTTCGCCTTCATCAACTCGATCTCGTCTTCAGCTCTCTCTCGGGCGAGCTGACGGTCAAAGTCAGCCTGCTCCCGTTGCATTTGCTGTTCGAACATTTGCTGTTCGCGCTTTAGCTGCATCTCCTCACGAACCTTAAGTCGATCCGTTTCAATCTTCGCAGCGTCGCGTTCCTGCTCCTGTTGAAACTCCATCTGCTTCATCTGTGCGGCCTGTTGCGCCTCAGCCCGAGCCAGCTGCAACTTGGCCTGCCCGGCCTGCACTTCTGGATTCGGCTGCTTGGCGGCCTCCTCCAGCATGCTCATGACCTTCTTCTTTACGCTGTTCGGCAGGTTGGCCGTCTCGATGATGACCTGAGGCGGTACGTTCGGAATGTTCGACAGAGCCTGATAAACATCCTGCATCTGCGTGACCGTGTCCGGTCCTTCGTCGATGATGATGTCCACATCAAGCGAACCGAGAGGGTTCTGAATGACTGGCAAACCATCGGCGCGCAAAACTGGCTGGCCTTGCTCGTCCTTCATCGGCTGATTGATCGGCAGAAAGCCCGGCAGTTCAGGATCGTCCGTGACCCTGATCCAGCGTTCATTCGTCCAGTTTTGTTGCACCAGGCACCAGACTGCCCGGTAGACCCGCATCTTCCAGCCGCGCCAGTTCACGATGAACGGCCCCAGCTGCGACAGCGCGGCTTGCTGGAGCAACGCAATCGCACGGCCGGACTGATCCCCGCCCGCCTCGCCCAGCAACTGCGGGCTCAATCCTGCTGCCTCAAGCGACTGCTTGGCCTCCTGTAGCATTTCCATATTGCCCTGCGCCTGCTGGGCATTGGACTTTTCGTCCACCTTGGCGCCGGGCGGAATGATGATCAAGCCATCGTTGCTATTGATCTGGCGCTGGGTTTCCTTCGGATCCTCGACCGAACCTGATTCCAGATAAACGCGGATGGTGTTTAGCGCATGCAGCGCCTTCGACCGACGATGATTCACCTCGTCCTGCATCGGGATAAGATTGCGGATCAGGCCGTAACGGTCGTTATCGTGATCGATGTTCGCGGTGAACATGATGTACCGCGGGAACGTCTTGCCCTTCTCGTCCTTGAACTGAGAAACGCCTTCCATCAGCTTCATGGCGCCTGTGTAGAAGCAGAATTTCCACTCGCCGCCCTTCAGATACCACTGCTCGACAAGACGCAGGCGCTTTTCGTTGACTTGAACCCAAACGTGTTCGCGATCGGTCAGCTCGTTGGCGTCAGAGCCGTCGCCAGCCGATGCTAGATCATCTAGCGCTTCAGCGTGATCCGCAAACATCTCCTTGGCGAGATCGAGATCGACCCACTTCGCAACGCCCATGTAACGGGCATCCTCGAAGTCTTCCTTGATGGACCGTGGATCGTAGAAGAAACCGGTCAGAACGCGCGTGAGCTTGACATCCGGGTCGCCCTGGTCGCCCTGCTGCAGGTCCAACTCAATGCCGACCGCGGCCTTCATGGCGCCCTCACGAGCGATGATCGGCGTGATGTCCTTCCAACGGTTTTCGTCTAAAACATAATTCAGGGCGTAGGTCGCGATTTCCGCGCCCATCTCATGCTTTGGCGTGCGAGCATAAGCTTTCGGATCCTGCCGCAGCTTTTCGACCACGCCGACAACGCCGTCGATATTCGGCTGGATGCGATTGTCCGTGACGACAGGCTGTCCGCGTTCCTTCAGCTTTTGGATTTCGTCCGCCGTCCACTGGTCGCCGTGATAATAGCGCTCCGAACGATCCTCCTCGTCCCGCTCATCCCGCTTCGAGGTCAGGTAATCCTGATATCGCCGCTTAAGGAGCGACAGAGATGCGTAACTGCCCTCCTCTACCGGCATTATCTGGTTTTGACCCATCGCTTAAAGCACCTTCAATGAGCCGGCGGATTGAGATTTCATGGACGAGAAACCGGATCTGTTCTTCGGTTTGGTATTCGTATCGATCGCACGCGCATAAGGTCGGGACATGCAGCCGTACCGCCACTCGTCAGCAGCGTGATCTTCCATGTCGCTATCGAGGTCTTCTGGTTTCGTATCGTCGTGCTGCAGCGCCGGAATGGTCCGAATGCTGTCGATGCAGGTCGAGAAAGTCACAATCATCGGGTTGCCATCGCCATCGCCAATGAAACGCGACCGCATTTGATCCCAGCCACCTAACGCACCCTTCCCAGGCACTCGCTTGTTGTCGGCCGGCCGAAACACGAGGCTGAACCCGCCAGCAGCGTTCTTGCCGGCGCCCTTCATAATCCGCTCATGGATTGATGGGCCGCCATCTTCGCTGAACGCTGCGGGATCGAGCACCCCATAGGATATCTTCTCGCCCTTCTCGCGCTGAGCCAATCCAGCGCCAACCAACTCCGCATGCATCTTCAGACCGACATTGGGCTTGCCCGGCGTCATGCCGTACCACTCTCGGTACCGAACCATGCAGCCACGGGGCAGAATGAGCCCCTGAGGCGTCTTGAACGTGTCGCCGACCACAGCCCACCATCCGAAGCTAAACGGCTTGGCAGAGCCCCAGTCGCCCGATCTAAACCGCGTCCAATCCTTTGGTATCTCGAATGGCGTAACGACGTGGCGCTTGTAGTCCCAGCAGTCGAAGAACGCGCCTTCGATGACATCCCAGTCACCCCAGCGCATTGCCTGAACGAGGGCCGCGCTTCCAAGACCTTCAAGGCGCAGCTCATAACCAGGATCGTCCATGGTCATGCTCGGGTTATCTTCGAGCCTTGCCGGGATGTACTGGCGGACCATGCCGCCCTCACCCGCCGGCATCAGCCGCTTCTCCATCGGAACGCCCGACGAAACGAATGTGGCCTTTACCCAGAGATGACCGACGTTGCCGGGGTTCGCCCCGCACAGGATACGCGGGAACTGCCCGACATATTGAGGCGGGATCGTCACGCCGACCATACGAACGCGATTGCGCAAGAACCGATACATGGACTCGGTGAAGTGCGTTAGCTCGTCAATCAGCAAGACGTGGATTTCAGCGCCCTGGTATTTGTAGATGTCCTTCTCGTCTTTGCAGTGGCAGAGGTAGATCTTCGCCCCATTCCAGAAGCGGATCTCGTCCTCGACAATCGTGCACCAGCCCTGATTTACCCAGCTCGCCAACATGGCGCGGAAGCCTTTCGGGCCTTCCATGTGGTTTTTGTTCAGGTCGTCACGAATGCGGCGGAATAGATATACCTGCAATCCTGGTATTGACGAACACCAGACCGTGGCCGCGATACGCATCAGATGCGATTTGCCGCCGCCCGCCGCCCCGCCATAGAGCGTTTCAGTCGCCGTAGTCTCGAATGCTTCCCATTGCTTAGGATGAAGATGAAGGTTCAGGGCGTCCGGTGAGGTTGATGATCGGTACAAGCGCTGCCCCGTCTGCACCTGTCACCTCCTGAGTAATCTTGTCGCCGTATTTTTTCGGCGCCATGCGGGCCATCAGCCATTTGCGGGTATCGACGCGTAGACGAGAGCGGGCGAGAACCTCTTTGTTCTCAACTTCCTCAGTCGAACCATCGGTTCGCTGCCGCTCCATCCAGTCGTTGGAGCCGTCATCAGAGATTTCGATGATCTCTTCAGCGTAATAATCAGCCTGGGCTTCGCGCGCGCCCGCGTATTGGTCGCGGAACTCTGAATGAGCAGCAAGCCAACGCATTACGGTTGATTTGTCCGGCATATCATCGCCGCGGCAAATCTCTCTCAGGCTTTCCCCAAGACCAAGCCGGACACAAATAGCTGTGGTCAGTTCTATTGAGTAATCAGACGGCCTAGCCATTCTTTGGCGCCGTCCGTTCCGTGATTTCCATCACGCACAATCCCCGTCAGGCGCCGAGTATTCAGACGGCGAGGTATCAGGCAGTTCAAAAAATGGGATGCCTTGATGTTCGCCGCGGAACGACCCTTTGGGATATTTCAGGACCGACTCGTAGAACGATGCCTTCTGCTCAAAGGTCAGCTCAGCACGATCAGGATTAGGGCGCGGCACAAACTGGATCACGTTGTCGATCATGCAAACCATGCTCCAAACAAGATAGCGACAGGCAATACAAATACGATCGCGAGATTGAGCAAATCGCCCTGAAGCGCGCCGTAGTCGCCCGATACTCGCCCGTACCGATAGCTCTTTACGAGATAATCCATACTCGCCTCATGGTCAGTCTCCACCCCTCTGCTCCCCGAGGCTTAGCGAGCGGGCTCAGGGGGAATGAGCAGGGAGTGAGGGGCGGAGCTTTGAATCAAAAAGCCGCTCGACGGATTGCTCCGGAGCGGCTTGTGTTAGCTCAGGGCGCAAAACCTCACCCTGCATTAAGTGCGAGACTTGCTGATTTGGAGTCCTGGGTCAATAGCGAAATGATTCACCAAGTCGGATAATCCAAGTTTGAGATACTTCAGACCATCGAACAGATCGATCTTGTGCTCACGCACCGCGTAGTCGGCTACGGCCTTCTGCGCGCGTTGGCCGCAGATCGACTCGAAAGCCTCCGCGTAGCGCCGTGTGACGCTGGCAACGACATGCCCGGGGATATCCCGGCCATGACCGCCACGGACCGACGACAAGTCGATAGCCTGAGCTGTGAGGGGTGGATAGCCCTTCACGCAGCGAAACTGCTCTACGAGCTCGACGTACCGCTTGCCGGCCTCGTACTGAGCACGGGTGATGTGGGCCAGGCAGAGTAACCGACCAAACTCGGATCCCGCTTCCGGCTCTGCGCGGAACTCTTTCGGGACCACGACGCGATGCGGCTGCATTGCCGCCTGCTCGCGCGGGTTGACGTATGTGCGCGCCAACTGCCCGTTCGGCTGCCTGCGTCCGATCTTCCTTGGCCGTCCAACCATGATGTGCCTTGCCCCTGCTTTGGTTCGGATGAGTTCGATACGCCAACGCAACATCACGCTTACGACCCGGCCTCGGCATATCGCCGAACCATTTCAGCCGCCGGCCACTTCTGCTTAACCGCATGGGCAAATCGGAATGCTTCGACGCTCGCCATCAGCGCCGCCACCTCGTCAGGTGTCACCCACACGACATCCTGGCCATGGAGCTCAGTCACTCGGGGAATAGACGCTTTGGACATGCCGACCGCGACCTTGAGGCCTGTGGTGGGATCCGAGCCAAGCATGTAGGCATCGTCCACATGCCCGACTTGCTCCATCGCCTTCACGGCGGCGGCATAGCCACGGCACATCGCAGAACCCTGCGTCTCGATGTCGTCAACCGTCCCAATGACGCATGCCTCATCGAACAGGCCACGCTGCTCGAACAGGCGCTGAGCCAGATCAGAGTCAACTCGTCGCAGGGAGAGATCAGTCCAGCGAGCCTCGTAGGCCGCAGCAGCCTTGCTGACTTCACCTCGCCAATGACGAACAGTGGTGTCCGACTTGCTCATGCCGACACCCCGACAGCGCGAGGGCGCAACAGTTCGAAACCCCGTTCCTTATTCTCTCCTATATACACGTACATATGTGCGTATACGTACACATGTATATTATGAAAGTTTTTAAGAAGAAGAAGTGTTGCGGTGTTGCACCGCTTGCTAAGAGGCTCAGTCGAAACGACTTTTAGCGCCACACGTTGGGAAAAAGAAGTGCTGCGCAACACATCGCAAAGTGTGGCGCATTTTCTCGCACTTGCGAGCGCAACACGTTGGGCACCCTCCGCAACACGTTGAAAAACCCATTGCAACACATCAAAAACGGGGTTCATTGCTCGCTCCTTTGACTGATTTTGAGGGCTGATTACTGCCATCCATTGGAGGCGGCATGATTGGCGGCATCATCTTATTAACCTCTACCTTTGAGGCAGAGGTGCCTTTAGACCCGCCCTTGAGCTGCGGCCCCTGGTAGTGGCTATCCCACAGTTGCAGGCCTTCATCGGTTAGATGGATGCCGGTGATGTAGCGGCGGCCGGAATGTTCCTGCATCTCTGAAGCCCATGGAGCGACCGATCGAAGGCGTGGGAAGAAAGCTCTGGCACCGAACGCCCGGGCCTCATCACCGTCCTGTTCACGCTGCCAGCCGTGATATGCACACATGATATCGGCACGGCTGACACGCCCATGGGGCGCTTTGACGATGGCGGTACGTGCCCATTCTCCGACCGGGTTATTGTCATCCTTGAACCTCTGGATGGCGTTTCGGACGCTCTCGGGAATGTCGTAAGAGCCTCGTTCGAGTAGGCCCGCCAAACCGGCCAGCGCCCAGTTGAGGATGCCGCTGGCTTCGGTGCTGAACAGGTGTTGGCCGAGCGTTGAGCCTCGTGGAGCCCCGGCGTCGGTGCGTGCTCGGAACGCCTCATCTTCCGACACCTCGTTTGTCATCTCCAGAACGATGGCGCGATTGAAGATGGCGTCAGACTTGTCCCGGGCACGAGGTAGCGCGTTGGTGGTCAGAAGGACAGGAAGAGCGAGCTCGACGCCTGGCACAGCTGGCCGATGCTTGCGCTCGATGTCGATTGGCTCGCCCGTGACAATGGTTTTGAAGCGCTGTGGGTCGAGGTTGTCGCCTTCATTGATAGCATCGTCGCGGATCCAGGCGGCGGCGTCATAGAGCGAGGACAGGCCGAACCGCTCGCTGATCTCCGCCACAGATGGGGTGGCGATAGGATCGCCGATGAGCAGACGAATAATGCGGCTGAGCTCGGTCTTGCCGGTGCGTGATGGTCCGACCAGGATCAACGCCTTGCGCTCTTCTCGGGAAAGGTGGCTGGTCGCTAACGCAGCGCCGGCCCACGCCTGTATCAATGAGACGTATCCCGCCCGCTCGTCTTCAGCCCTGTCCGAGAACATGCCGGCTATCAAGCTGGCGAACTGAGGGCAACCAGGCGTGGGGTCATAAGCAGCGCCGATCTTGCGGCGCGCATAATGCTTGGGTGAGTGTGGGTAAAATTGTCGGTTTTCGATCTCAAGAACGCCATTCTGGCAGACGATGAAGCTGCCATCAGCCCATTCAACTTCTCTTTTATATAGCCCCGGGTGCTCGGTCAGGCGCTTATAGGCGGCATTGAGGTTGCCGGTCTTGAGCGGCTCACCGAGGGTTTCAAACCCTTCCTGAATGAGCGTCATCACCCATTGCTGATCGGCCGGCGTCATGACGTGCCAGATGCCACTGGCATAAATCCAGACCTCTCCTTCGGTCAGAAGAATGTCATGGCCAGCTCGGCGGATAGATTCGATTACGCCATCGGCAACCGCCGTTGCGGCCTCGACACCACCCGCCCGCGGCTTCTTCGCGGGCTTGGCCCTTTGCTCTCGCTTCTCGGCCAGACTGTGAATCGTTGCTGGCCCGCCTGCGCCATTAACATCTAAATCGCGCTGGCGGGCGGCCTGTAGCGTAGCTGCGTCCTGTTTAACGGCCGCACTGGACAAGGAGCGCGGCTGCTGTGGCGGGTTCTTTCGCAGCCACGTATCGCACATCTGCTCGATTGCGCGCTCTTCGCGGCGCCAGTTCCACTTGACGCCATATGCGCCGGCAGCTCGCACCGTCGCTGCCATGATGGTGGCAACAACCTCGTTTCGCTCCGCGCCTTTGGCGAGCATAGAGGCGCTCACAGAGAGCTGCGTGGTGTGGACGGCGCTGTCCCCTGCCCCGCCGAACGTCATGGCGTTCAGGCGCTGCTCCACGTCGATGGACGGCTTGAAGCCAAGTTGGCGGGCGGCAGTGAGGAACGGATTGTCGTCGGCAATGACTGTGGCCGGCTTTGCCTTGCGCTGGATCTTAGGAGCGGTGCGGGTGAGCCACTCTTCTAGGTCATCGAGCTCGTAGCGACGATCAGTCAGGAGCTCGGTCGTCACTTCGACCCATGATCCACGCTTGGAATTATGCGAGCCAGGCATACGCATAAGGCCGGCAATATGGGCGGGAGCATTATCGCCGCCGACCGTATCGGCCAACAACCGCATGGCGGCCTCGACCCGCTCGCCTTCCGTCTGCGCGTCTAGGCCCTCTTTCAGTAGCCAATAGGCGTGAACGCCATTGCCAGACCGGATGAGAATTGATGGAGGGAGCTCTAGCCCCTGAAGAATCGCGAGCACCTCATCGCGCGGTGTCTCAATGTCTTTGAAATCGATGTCAGCATGGACTAGTGCGATCTCGGCGATGTTAGCTTTTTCGCGCTTCTTACCGGCCTGCACAGTGCCGACACAGAAGAACATGCCGCGGTCCCGCTGGTCCCACTTAGCGATGAACTTCGTGATGTCAGCCATATCTCGGGTGGCAACTTGGCGCGGCGCGTGCGGGCCATCGCGCTCATTGCCGAGCGAGCAGACGAAAACGGGTGCTTCGGTTGTTGGACCGAAAACGGTTTTGATAAATTCAATTGCCTGTTCGGCCAAAGCACTGCCCCATCTGTCCGGTTTTGACTCCTCTGGTACGCAACGCTACTGAACAAAGCCCGCCCGGCAGTAGGATGCCGAGCGGGTAGAAACCGTCTTGTTTAGAACTTGGTGGCTCCGGCGCCGGCCTTCTTCTTCGCGTCGGCCGGCGCTTCTTCTGCCGGCTTCTCGGCTTGCGATGCGCTTTCCATGGCTTCAGCAAATTCAGCCTTCGATGACCAACCGGAGACGATCAGCTGCGGCGTGAAGATCTTCTTGTACTTCGGGTGGATGTAGCTGGACGCTTGAAGCTCGACGACCGGGTAATCGTCGGGGCGCTGGCGCATCTGCTTGCCGTATACCTTGCAGAGCTCACCAACTGCATTAAGTCCGCTGCGCGAGCTCGTCGCATAGGTGTAAAGCTGCTCGCCACCCGGCTCCTTCAGAACGAGATAGTTCGTCAGGCGCCATGGATCTTGCGGGACGCCGTTGTCATCGGTTTCCCACGCCGCTTCGTCAGTATCGCCGAGCTCATTGCGGCGAGCCGGCCGGAAAGCTTCCGCCACCTTGCCCATGATTTGATCTGTGGGCTTGCTGTCTTCCCAGCGAACCCAACCAACCAAAAGCTCATCCATATTGGCGATCAGCTTTGTCTCGTCGGCCATTTCGGTTTCGTCTTTGCCCGACACCCACTCACCGAATTTGGTGAACTTTAGGATGTCGCCAACAATACTCTTCTGCGATACGGACTGACCGTAAGCCTCGAATGCGTTACCGCCTGGTACAACTACGGAGGTGCCGGCTTGATGTGTTGCAAGATCGTTCATCTGTTCTCTCTTTCAGTTTTTGATCAGGCAGCAGCTGATGCTATGGCCTGGGTGGATTCCGCCGGGATGGCGGAAATGGTGAGCCTGTCGGTAGGTTCGCCAACAGTGCTAAACGGGGTCATGTCTGCGCCTGTCGCCTCAAGCGCCTCGCGAATTGCTTTGTTGTCCCAGGACTGCCGGCCCTTGACCGACGACCAGCTGAGCACGCCAGGCAGTTTGCGGACGCCTTTCTCGCGAAGGCGGGTTTTCAACTGATCCTCAAGGGTGCGGACTTGTTCATCCTGGGCATCACGCATCGCTTTGCGATGAGCGATCGCTAGCGCGAGCTCAGTGCATTCCGCTGCAAACTGAGGATCAGCCGGAAAATCGTCAGAAGGCACCGAACGCCGCTTGATGCCGCAGGCTTTTGTGAATGGGCAATATTCGCAATCGCGACCGCCCCCAATCCAACCTTCCGGCTTGAGCTCGTCCGCACTTGTCGCGGTCATGATCAAGGCAGCGCGCTTCTTGCCGGCCTCGAACACAGCTTGATCAAACAGGATGACGAACTCGACAACTTCCGACCAGAAGCTGGCGTCGGTGTAGGACAGGATCGAATGTGTCGGCCTGAAGTCTGTGAGCTCGCGGATTAACCCCATCTGGATGTGGGTTTGAAATACGTTCTCTGCCTTTGCCTCCGACAGGTTCGTGCGCGGATCCGCGGTCTTGCACTCGGCCGTGACACAGGTCCTGGCGGGGATCTGTGGGTGCTCTCCCTCCAGTAGTTCGGTGATCAGACCGTCCGGCGTTGCTGACAGAAAGCCGCTGACCAGGGTCTGCTGATCGGGGCCGGCGAACAGGAGACGATCGCCAAACGCGTGCTTCATGGCCGGATACCAAAACTGGTCCTCCATGACAGTCCCACGGACACGGGCACCCCAACCATCGCTATAGTCGGGATCGCGCGGCGCCCCATACTTCGGGTCGCCTTCGTTCTTCATCCAGAACACTTTGCGCGCGCACTGTCCGACTTCGGACGCGCCAACAGTCTGGCTGCGATCCGTCGCCCAGGTTTTGCTGGTGGACATCGCATAGTTGTGCAGAGTGGTTTTAATCATCTCACTGCTTCCACAGACCGGAGGGAAAATTGCCAACACCCGTCATTTCCTTGCGAATGATCAGATATGCATTCGGCGGTTCGTCCCACATCGGATCATCGAAGGGCGTCATGCCGGCGCGAATGCGGAATCGAATGATGGCATCATGAACCATCGACAAAACGTCCATGCGGCTGGTGTAGTCGGCATGGAGGAACCAATTGCTTTTGGCCAGATAGGACATGAGCGCCGGTGCGCTTGTCTCAGTCAAGCTGTCGATGATCAGCACCAGGCCCTTCACCTCGTCACGATACTTGCCATTCAAAAGGTCTTGACGGCGCTGCGTCATTGCCTTGTTGAAGTTCTTAAGTAGCTGCTGTTTTTCCCACGCCTCCTTCTCCATGGGGCTGGCAACCATCGGCGCGTCGCGGTCAGATTTCACGATATGTTTCGCCAACCGGCGTTCCGCAGCACGATCCTTGGCTTTGGACGCCGATGTCTGCTGCGTTGCCGCCAGCGCTTCAAATGCGTTTAGGCTCATTTCAAAGCCCCCCACTGATTTAGATGCTCAAGCGCTTCATCGACAGATCGAGCCATTGCCCATTTGTGGCCGAGCGCTTCGAGACGACGACGAATACCCCACTGGTAATCGGAAAGGCCGCCCTTGCTGGTTTTCATCTCGATCCAGTTGGTGCGCCCTTCTTCCATCGCAAAGCCGAGATCTGGCATGCCAGGAAGTAGACCCTCTGCCTTGAGCTGTTGAGCTACACGAGGATTGCGCAACCCGCCGTTCGGAATCGCATAGCGCACGATCTCAGGCCGCAGCTTGAACGTCAGCTCATGAATGAGCTGCGCCTGGATGGCGTGTTCGGAAAGATTATCCTTCACGTCTCCACCCCCTGCCGCTCAAGCCACGCCGCAGCGGTGCCATCCATGATGATATTGCGCAGCTGATCGCGGCTGATCTCAACGCGCATGTCCACGCCCTCGACGCGGAGATGCAGCTGGAAAATGCCGGGACCTGGCTTGCGCAGTGAGGCCATGTCGGCCTTTACGACGGGCATGCTCATGACAACACCCATGCCTTGATCTGATCGACGCGATTGCGGAAGGCTTCTTCAGCGAACAGGATCCGCGCCTTGTTGCGCGCATGGATCATAGTCGTGTGGTCACGGCCACCCAGGCGCCGACCGATCGCCGGCATCGACATTTGGGTCATCTCCAACAGGATGCCGACCACAACAAAGCGAGCTTGCACGTACTTCTGCCCACGCAGGCTGCTCGTCATGTCGTGAACGTTCATATCGAACTCGTCGGCCACAGCGCGCAGAATGCGTTGCGATAGCGGCATGAACGCTGATGGCGTCTTTGCCGTCTCATATTCGCGACGGCGACGCTCTGGCGGCAGCGATACAATGGGCTTGAGAATGATGTCAGGCGCCGTCTCTGCCGTAACGACCGGGCGGCCTGACATGCGAGCCAGACGCGCCTTACGTTCGAGATTCCACTGGTGTGCCAAACTCATTACTTATTCTCCAGCATTTTCCGAAGCCGCCTTTCGGCCTGCTTCCTGGCTGATCGGTCGCTCCACCAGCCGATTAAAGCTCTTATCAAACGCATCTAATTCCACCCTGAGAGCAGCTAAACGCTGCCGCTCGATCTGCTGTTCTTGTTCAACGCGGTCGCAAATCTTTTCGTAGTAAGCTGCAATGTTCTTGAAGACCGCGTAGCGTGGCTCTGCCACCCTGTTATCGTAGGCGATGTATTTCCTTATCCATGAAGACGACGCGCCGATTGCGCGGGCTACGTTCTCGTGGGCAACGGTGCGTGATCCAGTCCGACCTGTTTCGATTTTGACCAGCGCCTGCAGGGCGCTCTTGGTCGTTTCGGTGTACTCAACGGAACTCATCTTCGATTTCCAAATCTTTTGGATCACTATCCAAATCCCTTCATGCATGGTGTGGGCATGAAGAAAGTTGGCACTCAGGACGAACTACACTTTCGAAGCATCGGCTTGGCGGCAAACCAAGTCGTTGCGCGATTAGTTGGCGACCGCGAAGTCGCCATAGACAGAAACAGCAGCAGCGTAATAGGCGGCGTTCGCGTCTCGGATATCCTGGAAAGAACCGAGATGTTTGATGCGGCCATCTACCCGAATGAGAGCACACCACGCCTTGTCATCCGCTCGTCGAATGACGCCCTTAAAGCCCGTTGAATTGCGAGAATTTCGATGTTTATTTGCGTTGTTGAGGCTCTTGGTGGCCTCACGAAGGTTCGCGATGCGGTTGTCTCGTCCGTCATGATTGATGTGGTCAACTTCATCAGTCGGCCAAACGCCATAAAAATGCAGCCACGCGAGGCGATGGCAGGAGTAGCTGCGCTTTGCGATCATGATGCGCAGGTATCCCTTCCCGTTCTCGGAGCCAGCACGCAAGCCGCGAAATCGGGTCGCATCCTGCGTCCACGTGAACACTCCGGTTTCCGGGCAATAGTCCAGGATCTTGCGAAGCATTTCAGCGGTGATGAAATCTTGCTTGTGCATCAGATGAACCAGTAACCGATACCGACAAGAAGCGAGGCGCCGCCGATAAGGCCGGCGACAACAGCACCGAGAGCGCAAATGAGATCCAGAATTGACGCACGGTCTTCTTGCTGAGCGGACCGCGCAACGCTCGGGAGGACCTTCGATGCAGGGGGGATGCAGAGCGAAGGCGCAAGCTCATACGCCGCTAGGGCGAATGTTTGGGGATAGTAGAGATCGGCCTGCGTATCGGCCGTGTGTGAGACGCCCGTGATTAGGCTGTGCCCCCGGCTAATCATGGGCGTGCTCCACCATTCGGCTGAAACGCCATTGCGAGGAAGATCGCGCATGCAAGGATCTGGATGACGATGATTGTCACTTCGCCACTCCAATGCTTGCGGTGTGAAACTTGGTCGGCGCCGGCAGCGTGTTCAGGATCGAACCGAACAGAGCCAAGGCGGCCACGCAGAAAATGAGTTCGCGAAGGAAGGTCATGCTGCCGGCTCCTGCTCGGAGGGGGTGCGTGACGGCACGTCTTTCGCGTTCATCCACAGATCGGGGCGAATGTCAGACGCAGGAACGACGCCTTTGGTGTAATGATGAATTGCAAGCGCGAGACGCCACCCTGCCCGGCCATGTTTGGCCTTGTTGATGGCGGGCTGAGTAAAACCAATGGCGTCAGCCAGCTTGGCTTCGGAGCCGCCGGCAAACTCGATCGCGCGTTCGATTGGGGTGCTATCCATAACCGAAAGATAACCTAGGTTATGGATAAGTCAATCACCAATGTTATCGGGACACGTCATAACTTGCGTTATATGTTCCGATCCTATGCAAGCCGGTGAAATCATTAGAGAAGCGCGCGAGAAGCGAGACTGGTCCCAACGCGAGTTGGGTAACCGGGTAGGAATCTCGCAGGTGGCGGTGAAGAAAATCGAGGCTGGGGATACCCTCCACTCGAAGTTCTTGCCTAAGATCGCTCAGGTTCTCGATCTGGATTTATCGGAGTTAGATCGATCGCTTTCCGGTCGGCCGCAGAACTTGGGCTTTGAAAAGCCCTTCATTACCGATGGCCGGCCAGACTTTCCGGTTTACTCGTCTGCAGAAGGCGGACCTGGCGAGATTATACGATCGTCAGATCCCGTAGACTTCATCCCCCGCCCCACTGACTTGGCACATGTGCGCGACGCTTACGGTCTTTTGATCACCGGTAATTCGATGGCGCCGGAATACAAGAGCGGCGAAACGGCTACAGTTGAGCCACACCTGCCTGTTGTCCCCGATGAGGTCTACATCTTCTACGCCGAGCTAAATGGCGAAGCCCGCGCTACCATTAAGCATTTGCGGCGCGCTACCTCAGACCGATGGCTTGTGATGCAGCATAACCCACCAGAAGGCATGGACAACAATTTCGAGCTGCCCCGCCGCGAATGGTCAATAGCCCATCGGGTGACCGGCAAAAGGACGAGGCGATGAAAATCATCGGCATCTCTGCCATGGTTATCTTGTCGTATACTGCGGCAAGCGCAGAGCCAATTGCCTTGGTGTGCAATGGCAATACGCATGTATTTGGCACCGGAAACATACCAATCACCGCCTCTGGCGCTCTATTGGACCTTGAGCAGAAACTGTTCACCGCGCCGGTTTATGGCACTTACAGCATTGTGCGAGCTGACGAGACAACCGTTGCATTCAGCGGCGATAACGGCAAAGCATCAACGACGGGCAGCATCGATCGGATGTCTGGGAAGCTCAATATGTCGGTGATGACGACCGAAGAGCGTAAGAAGATGAGTGCCGGCCAACCCGCCAAGATGGTTTCTGTTGTTGAAGCGCAGTGCGCAATAACTAAGCGCTTGTTTTAGCGGAGATATATTTTTTACCTGAAGTGATAACTTTACTTATTGACAGGTTATCATAACCTAGGTTATCAATACACCCATCAACCGCCCGGGCAAATCACCCGGCACACCCCGCCCCCGCGGCGGGAAGATGGGAGAAGCAGTTATGGCAAGCAGCCCAAAGTTTCCCTTCGTCGCAAGCATCGATGATTGCCGTCACAGCCTCTACGGCAAGGAAGTCGTCGTGCTGGCAAAATCTGGGACGATGCGTCTGGTCCAGATCGGCGCCCGTCAGATGATGGTTGCGGCCATACACCTTCGCTACGAGCGAGCCGCCTAATGCTCGCCCCCCTCACCCAATCAGAGCCTGTGCGCTGGTACGTCAAGGACGAGGAAGCTCGTCAGTCGATCTATCGCAAGCTGATGGCTCGTCGTCGCTCCAATGCCATGGCTCGCAGTCGGGGCTTCCGTAACTACGCTGAGATGTGTGGAGATGATGAGTGATGCAGCTCGCAGCAGAACTACACCTCGCAATCGCCCTGCTCAAGGGCTACGCGAAGTACGACGAGGAAACCGGGCAGGCAGATGATGCGGCTTTCACCCGCATGCATATTGAGCGGCTTGAGGCTGCTCTGCCTGCAGAGTGGCGCGATGAAGACCATAGCCGCGACGAGCGCGCAATGGGGTTAGTGTGATGCAGATCACCTCCCCCACCATTGGCCTGCTGTCCAAGCTCGCAACCATCGCCCAGATCGTTGACGAGGCGTCCGATGCAAAGCCGGCAAACATGGAAGCTGCTCGTTCGCTTCTCGCAGACCGCGAAGTCACGCAATGGCTCGATGCCATGCACAAGCAAGGTTTGATTGCCGACCATAGCCGCGACGATCGCATGATGGAGAGGGTGTGATGTCGCCCGTCCCATTCTCACGATCGGCGCAGAAGGCTGAGCAAGAAAGGCTGACGCCAGATCGCATTCTTGAGCTGGCAGCACGGCCGCAAGGTTTCAGTGTCTCATGGAGATACCGAGATGATTGGCTGGCTAGCCGCTGCAGGAAACTACGCAGCGCCGGCAGGCTGCGCGTCAAGAAGGGGCGCGGAGAAACCGTTTACTACGCAGCGCATTCAACCGGAGGCCAGCCATGACGACCGAAGACCACGCCATCTGGCAAGCCGACATAGCCGATAGGGAACGGTACGAGATCGAACTAGCCATGGTTCATCTATCGGTGAACTACGAGTCAGACCGCGCTCTCGGGACGTTTGACGAGACGATTGAGATGCAGGGAGAAGTGAAGTGAGCGACTACGATATGTCGATCCACACCAATCCTGACGCGACGGCTTGGGTGAAGTTTTTCCGCGAATGCAATCCTGACTGCAATGTGCCGGACGACCTCATGCTGACGTGGTTCGCTAACGCCATGATGGCGATGCACGACAGTATGCGACCTGATCTTGCGCCCATTGTTCACCCTGATGGGTCGGCGTCGTTTGTCGCCGAAGTAGCAGAGCCAGAGCAATAGCCGCCCCACGTCGGTAGCCGGCATTTTAACAGAGAGAATGAGTGAGATGGATGTAGCCAATTTTTTCTCTGCTAGTTTAACACCGCAAGAAGAACTGACAGAGGCGTTTGACGCTTACAACAAGAACATGATGACAGATCGCCAAGTGGAGATATGTCATGACGCGATTTTGCAGCTCAATCATACGCTTTTTGCGATGCGTGAAAAAGGGCAGCACTTGCAGGGCTATCTGATGACTGAGCATAGCCTCGAAAGAATTCGCCAACTTCGTGGCTTGAAAGACAGTCGCCCCGCCGCCTAACCCCTTTCCCCAGGCCATCACGAGGACAGATCATGAGTGAGCATACTAAGTTGCCGTGGCGTGTTGGCGACCTGAAACAGTGGAGTATTGAAACCAATGTTCGCCCAATTATTGCTGAAGAGAAGTTCGCAGTAGCTTGGGCAGCAGGGTGGGCTGAATCCGACGACAAGAGCGTTGCGGCGCCCGAAGAAGCAGAGGCCAACGCCGCGCTCATCGTCCGCGCCGTGAACAGCCTTGCCTCCAACGAGGCGAAGATCGACGCGCTCACGAAGGCGCTGGAGCCGTTTGCAAAATACGAGATGCTGGTTATTGGCGATCCCCTCTCGCTCAAGAAGGGCGATCTCAAGGACTGCGATTACGTTGTCGGCTTTGCTGGGCCGGTGCAGCCAGAGTTTCGTCACTTCATCAATGCCCGCGCCGCCCTCTCCTCGCACACCGAGCAGGGAGGAGGGGGACGTGGGTAAGCTGACAGCCTCGCAAGAGCGAGAACAAAAGATTCTCCTCGCACTATCCGAAGGGAGCGAAGATTACGGTCACTATCCCTTCGACTTTTTGACGAAGAGGACTGGTATCGAGAGGCGGCAAGTTCGCGTTGATGTACGCAGGCTAGCGCGTAAAGGCCTTACCGTTTTCGGGCGCGGGCTATGGAACGATGATGGCGAGCTTGCCGGTAGTGGCTATGCCATCACACAAGCCGGTCGCGCCGCCCTTTCGAGCGAGCAAGAGAAATGAACGCCATGAGCAACGAAGCAGATATTGTCGAGAAGGCGCGCCGGTCGCTTGACCCGTTCTGGCACCATACTCGCGACGGCGTGATCATCGCCATGATAGCTGAGGTCAAACAGCTCCGCGCAGAACGCGACGACTGGAGGCGCGTTGCTGAATGCAACGACGCGTTTCTTCAGGCCGCCAAGGAAGGTCACCCGGTCACCATCGTCCCGCCCGATGACGCTCGCGCCGCCTCGCGGGACATGCGGGAGCGGTGCGCCAAGGTGGCGGAGGATGAGCGCCAAAATTCAAACCACGGGCAGCAGCGCGGCGATCAAGCGGGCTTTGCTGAGCTTGGTTTTGAGGCGGCATGTGAACTAATCGCCGAATCCATCCGCGCCCTGCCCGACACGCCCGGAGATCAGCAGCCATGAACGCCATCAAGCGAGGGCTCACCAAGCAAGAGGCCGCGGAATACTGCGGATGCTCAACGCCGGGCGCCTTCGATCAATGGCGCTCCAAGGGGATTGTGCCGGGGCCGATACCTGGCACTGCCCGATGGGACCGAAAGGCGCTAGATGCAGCGCTAGACCGGGCAAGCGGTCTTATGACAAAATCCGAAGAGTTGACCCCATACCAGCGCTGGAGAGTAGAGAATGCGAAAGCAGAAGCCAGCAACGCTTAAGGGAATCCATCGCGTCAAGAAGCGCATGGCTGACGGTTCGATCAGGGAATACCTGTATCACCGGGCTACTGGCTCGCCTCTGGACAAGAACAATCTTGCCGAGAGCTACGTTAAAGCCGAGAAGAAAAAGCGCCGCATTGGCGAGAAGACACTGCTGGATTTGATCCAGTTCTTTGACTCATCAAGCACGTTCGATGGGCTCAGTGAGGCATCGCGTAAAGAGTATCGCTGGAAGCTTCGCCGCGTTGAAGTGAAATGGGGAAGTGTACCAGAGGAAACATTCAACAACGCTGATGATGCCGATTCCTTCGCAGCCGATGCACTCTCATGGCACCAAGAGATGGGGAAAGCTTCGCGTCGATCTGCAGATAATCTGATGTCTACGCTGTGTCGTGTGCTATCATTCGCGAAGTCAAAGCGACGCATCAAGCATCACCCTATCCCGTCGTTTGAGCGACTATACAAAAGCGACCGCGCCGACAAAACATGGTCGGAAGAACTACAGCAGAAATTCATCCGGGCCGCGCGCCCTGCTATGGCGACAGCAATGGTCCTCGTTCGGAACACAGCGATGCGCGCCAGCGATGTCCGCAAGTTTCCATGGACCCGATACAACGGGCAGCAGGTGCAGATCCGATCGAGCAAGACCGGCAAGCTTGTGTGGATCCCGGCTACGCGTGAACTGAAGGCGCATCTGGACGGGCTGGAGCGCACCGGAGCGTTGGTGGTGCTCACCCCGACCGGGAAGGCATACACCAGGCGCTATTTCAACGAGCACTGGCGCGAGGATGCCGATCTTGTCGAGGCCGGAGATTTGAACTTCCACGACAACCGGGGCACCGCTGCGACGCTTCTAGCCGAAGCTGGCGCGACCGGGCCTGAGATTGCCGAAGCCATGACTTGGACTGTGGATAAGGCGCAGCGGATTATTGAGACGTATTTAGCGCGAAGCGGTGTTCTCGCTGCCAACGCAATTCAGAAGCTTGAAGATTACCGGGACCGACAGACACCGAACCAGATGGGGAAGTCATGAGCGAGATCACTGCAAGCACCATCGAACCATCACCTCGCGAGCAGGAGCTAGCTTTGGAGGTCGAACGGCTGACAAAGCGCTTGGATTTTCTGGCTGTAGGCTTTGATGTCCCTGATGGCGGTCGATATATCGCTGATTGGCAGACGCGTATCCAGAAGTACAAGACGCTCGCCGCCCCCACCACTCCGCCCGAGGCCTAA